TCACGTTCGCGGATCGGCCGGTAAGTTGCACCACTTCTCCGGACAGGTTTGGTATGGAATATTGCACCGGGCTGCTCGTGGTCTGCACACCGAAGTGCCAGCCGGCTTCCGCAACCGCGAAGAAGCTGGTCGCATCGGGTTCGACGGTCCACGGCTGCGAGATGGTGAGGCTGGTTGCGTCATTCGATGCAACAGCGCGTTCCTGGCCTTGTCCAGTACCCCGAGTGATTCGGATGGTCATGCCCTGATAGCGGTTGACGGCCATCCCTAATGTCCCATTGCCAACCGTGGTCGGGGAGTGAACGGTCACCGCGATCTCCGGCTGAAGTTCCATCCGCCAGTAGAAGTTCGCGTGGTCATAGTTGGGGTCTGGCGGCGCGATCAATTGGTTCGCGAGGCCGGTGTCCGTAAACTGAACCGCAAGCGGCTGATTGGAGGCTATCCGAAAAAACTGTGCTGGCGTGACACCGCGGTATACGTTAAACGTACTTGTGCCCGGCGCGAAACTTAAACCGGAGAGCGTCACGCTGCTACCATCACTGGTGATAACGGCTGTAACGGTGAAGGAAAGGGCGCTTTCATCGCCGAGACTATCACTTCCGGAAACGGCGTAATACAGAACTTCGCCTCCCGTAAGCGTGCCGCCGGTGCCGACGGCGGCTGCCAGGCTAATCAGCGGAGCCCCGGGTCCCGCTGCTGTCGCGGCAGCTGGCTGTGTGAAGCTAACCGATACATTAGTCTGCGACGTGCCATCGGTACTCGTAGCCGCCGATTCCACCACTCCAAACTCGATGTTACCGTTGGCGTCTAGCACGCTACCCAGGAGGGGCTTCGGAACGCCGATCCCGGATACTTCTTCATAGGTGTTTCCGGCTGCAGAGCTGGTCTGTCCATTTGTATCCAAGTACCAGGCGTCATCGTGAATCTGCGCAGTGATAGTTGCCGTCCGATAGTTGGTGGCTGGTGAGATCTTCAACACGCGAAACGGCTGTCGTTGAAATCCCTCCTTTTGATAAGTGACAGTAATCAGGTCACCAGGCTGGATGCCCATCGCCTTCACACTGGTGTCAAACTGGATATAAGTGTTCCCGTGGACCGACTTATCCAGGTTGAATTGCAAAATTCGTGCGGCTTGATCGTAATTGGGAATTCCCAGGGCCTGTAAACTGGACGTAACCTCCTGACCAGCGAGGGCAACGTCGTCTGAGTTCACCAGTTCGTAGCTGTCCTGCTGGTACCCATTCATTGCATCTTGAAACTCCACGCTCATCAAGTTTGGTGTGTCTGCAATGCTTCGCGATGAGACGATCACACTTGGCTCGCCCGTCGCCCTCCTGAGAATACCGGAAAGCCCCGTCGTACCGTCGCCAAATTCGTAGCTTGGCCAGCCTCCGTTGAGCGACTCGGTGCTATTTGAGTTCACGGGCTTAGTGGGTTGTTGCAGCGCGATGGAATTCTCGAGCCGCAATTGAAGTACCCCACCAGGACCGTACGTCAGGTAGAGTCGCGCGGTGTTGCGAATTCCCCGTACGACATCTCCTCCACTGCGCCGTGACTGCAAAACCAGATTGCATTGGAACCGTGGAAGAGTAATCGGATTGCCATTCAGGTCAACAGTGTTGATTTGCTGATCGCAGTACGCCGCTGCCGCGGAGAAGCTCGTAATGTCTATTTCAGCTGCCGACCAGCCGCTACGGCGTAGAATGTCCAGGAGAATCCAGGCCGGGTTGTTCGAAAACTGGTCGCTCAGATATGTGCCATCCGCGCCATAGGTCGGTAAGATGAGGCCCTGCACCAGAGCTTCGACGGATGGCAATGAGGTACCGCTGCTCAACCTAGTCGGAACGACGACGACCAAGTATGCCATGCTGCCGTATGGATCACCGGCCGGTTGTCCATTGGCATCCAAGAAATTCGGGTCAAAACTTCCGTCTCGGCTTCCTAGGGTAGGGATGTTGTACCACCCCGTGCCTGTCATGTCTTTCCCAGTCACTCCTAACGGAATCTCGACATCATTGACCAGCACCGTGAGCACGCCCTGCATCTGACCTACGCCGAGCAGAACCTCCATTCTGGTCAGGTTGCCGTCATTCCGCGCAAAGACCACCAGAGGAGACATCCACGCCGTGCCATATACCATCGGCACATAATCGTTATAGCGGGCTTGGTTGACGGAAACGGCAGCAGCTTGCCAACTCTTTCCGTAAGGGCGAACGGCTATTGTCGGCGGAACAAACTCGAACCCGCCGAACCGGGTGAACATTCCGCGAGCTTCGCAATCTTGCCTTGTGTAACCGCACGACGTGAAAGGCTCGCCGTTATTTAGATTTCCTCTTCCTCCAGGAATGTCAGCCGAATAGCCGCATGGATAATATAGCGAGTACACGCCATTTGCCCCTCCAGTTACGCCCTCGGTTCGCTGAGCTACTGTGGTCGGAAACTGCCATGGGCATCTTCTCTGAATCCGAACCGGCGGCAGAAACAGGCGCTGCAAGTTCATCCGGTTAGTGGCTGTTAAACGAAACGTGGCCTCTCGAATTTGGTCCGGTGGATTGCAGATCCCCTGGAAGACAACTACCGTGTCTGTTAGCGGTACTTGGTTTCGGAGGTCGTAAAACAGGAATCCGACGGTAAGGGTTGCTCCCTTCCAGCCACATGATTGTTGGATTTCCGAGAAGTGCGAGTCGGCATTCGCCAGCAGGACGGATATGCGTGGACTTCCGTCGACACCTTGATCGGAAGCTGTCTGGATATCGAAGGTGCTATGCTGCAGTACGCGGGCACTATACGTTGTGGAACCCACTGTTAGCCCATGCGTGCACCAGTGCTCGGATTGGCTGTTGGGTAAGACGCAATCGAACACCAGGATCGGTGCATCAGTGACCGCCTGTTCCTTCAACTCAAAGACTGTTTGCATGAACAATATTTACAGTGGCGGAATGATGATTGACATCGGTAGTGATGAACGAAAATGTGTCATCGCGGAAGCTCGCATTCTGGTAAACCCCGCCTATTTCAGTGGGCTTGTAAACGGAAGGAGAAGCCTGTGGCTCGACTTGCAAGCCGAAAATATCCACTGTCACCCCTGCCGGTATTTCGATCCCGAAAATGGTCGATTGGGAACTTGAGTCTCCAGACGCGGTTAGGGTCAGACGATTCCAGCAAGTCCCTAGCGTCCGACTGAGACGGATAGCTCCGCAGAAGAGTGTGATGTTGGCAGGCTGAACGGCTTGAGCATAGACACTGAGGGAATATACATAGGCTCCAGGAACTGAAAGTGTTTGCGTTATGGTCTGCGCTCCTGCTCCCGAGTTTCCGGCCTGCCATCCATTAGTGCCTCCTGTTGGATCTGCCACTCCAGCCGCAATAGAAAGGAAGGGATCTTTGCTCCAGACCACGTTGTCGAGTTGGTTGGTCCAGGAAAGTAAGTTTGCGGTTGGATCAAGAAACGTGAACACATTGAGGCTGCCCTCCGTAGACACAAAAAACTGCTGTAGGGCGAGGGCCTCACTGTCGGACAGGCTGGTGTATTTCAGCTCCCATTCCGTAAGTTCACCGTAGGGATCGGCCAGTTTGATCGAGCTGGAATCTGGCAGCGCATTTACAACGGTTCGCTGGCGGTGTTGTTTTACAATGGGGAATTGAGCTAAGGCGCCGTTGCTGAGTTGAGGATAAATCAACATGCTAGCTTCTGTTTTCCACGATCCTTAGAGAAGCCGTTCCTCTCATTTCCGCGGTCGACGTCAACGCCAGTTCATCCTTGACGATGCTGCAGTTCGGATAGGCTGTCCCGTCCCAAGGATCAGTAAAAGCGAAGCTGGCAAAGCGCCCTTGGTTGGCGCTGAAAAAGTGTTCGATGGCTGCCATCTCTCCTTCATCGAGGTTGCTCAAGCGGATATCCCACTGGTGTAGCACGCCCGCCGAGTCCCGATAGCGCTGATCTGTGCCGTCCAAGAATCGGACTGTTTGATTTCGAAACCGGAAGCTCTTTGAGGCCGGGTATTGGGCCACGGCCCCTGTCTTAAGTGTGGGGAAGGTAGCCATCTTACAGGTCGTTTACCACATCGTTGATGGAGCTTAAGTTCAGCATCGCCTGGCGAACCGCTTGCGCGATGTCATTGCTGCGGTCCATGAAGGACTGCGCATCCATTGCTTGCACCGTAACACTGACTTGAGGAGCGGACGTATTGCCAGAGCCGGCGGCGCTTCCTGACGCCGAAGGCGGGCCAGCGGAGTTGGCTACTGCAGCACCGGAAAGCCGAGGTGTCCCGATCTGATTAAAGCTCGCCTCGGCGACGCCGCTACCCGTTTCCTCCGCCGTAAAATCCAGGCTTTGCGGCATTTGGTATTTAGTCAGCACCGGAGGCGCTGACGACCCGCCGCCGAATAAGCCCATCAGGCCGCTCACTAACGAAACTACTCCAAGTCCGCTACCAAACAACTCTGCAGCTAGGCCGAAACCCGACGTGCTACTGTTCGACGATGGAGCGCTCGATGTTGGCGGCGGCAGGTTTCCAATGACGGGAATTGAGGTTTCTGAGCCGGTTACACCCGCGCCGGTGTCACTGCCAGCCGAGCCCAGCAGACTGGTGCCTGCCATAGACCCTGCCGCGAGCGAGCGAAAATGTTCAAATAGTGCTTCTTGATTCTTGCCGGACATCCTTCATTTCCATAGCTACTGCTTCTTCTAGAACCAGAAATGCGTCGGCTTGCCGGGCGGTCATATTTTCCAGGCTCGACTGGCCGATTCGTCTTTGGAAGAGAAAGTCTTCTAATAATGCCAGGCTCTCCCCCGTGATAAACGACTTTGGACAGGTGTTTAGCGATACGTTCTTGCGGGCCCACACAGGTTTTGCTGGGGCCGCCAGGCCTAACCATCCGCAATACCGTTTCTTTTCCAGGCTGGATTTTCGGCAATCGTCGCACTTCCAACCGGCTTGGTTGGACAAGTGAAAATGGAAGGCGACGATCAGTTTTTTCGTTCTGAATCGGTCAAGCCTGTCTGTCTCCGAACCGCAACTAAGGCCTCCCGGAAAAGATCCTCGGGACCACTGTCAGTGAGCGATTCAGGTGTTGCCCCCACTCCGTCTAGAGTCAATCCCGAGACAGCTTGCAGCCCCCATGTTAGGTGTAGACGATTGATTTCGGCTTCCAGTAGGGCTGCATCCATTTTGTCGCCGGGCTCAGAGCCGGCTTCCAGAAATTCAAACTTGCGCGCGAGTTCCCGGACTCTGCGCATCAACTCAACGCGGCGGTTGTATGACATCTTGGCGACTGTAAAGGTAACGCCTTGCGCGAGTTGAGACTTCACTACTTCCGAGCTTTCGTAATTCATATTCATGCGAACGCCACTGCCAATTCATCGTCAACCGTGCCCTGCGCCCGCGATGACCTAAACCGCCATTGCAGACGGTTCTGGCTGTCGTCGAACTCAGGGACGACCGGAATCACACTTTTTAGGTTTACAGCCATGACCTGTCCTTGCACGTTTCCGAGCTGAAACATGACCGTGACGGGAGATTGCTGCCTGGCCGCTTGGTAGAGCCCCGCGGTTGCGCCATCATCCATCTCGTGCAGACTAAAGGCTGCTACAACGGATCGCTCGCCGGGGGAAATCGCTCGGGCCAGATTAGACCCGAACTCCTTGTGGCGAGTATCAAGTGTGTTCTTAAGCTGAATCGATGCGCTTGTAATTGTGAAGAACTGCGTCGGTGAGGTTCCCAGCCAAGCCTCTCCGAGGTTTCCGGGCACGATGGAATAGTCAAACCCTCCTACGAGGGGTTCGACCGGAAAGCTCTGTAGTTGTGCCGCACCCGCAGAGAAGCTGCTGCTGTCTAGCACATCTTGCGCCACACCGCTGAAATGAATCTCGTGGTAGTCGCCGTTAATGAGGATCTCCATCTGGTCAACCGCGGCCCCACACAGCATTCTCTGGACTGCCGTTGATGGGCTCCAGTAATCATATACGCTCACGCTTGGTAACTCTGTCGCCAAGCTATACGTCATGGTCGCAGTTACTTGCGAACCGGCCACGGGCGTCACGCTAAACGGAGCATTAAGGTGCACCGTATTCGGATCGACGATAGCTGCTGCAAAGCGGATCTCTCCGGACGACGCCACAGCTTGTCCGGCGCTCAGACCATGTGGGGTAGTAAAGCTCAAATTCCCGCTGGCGTCGCTCGAGTTGACAGTTCCGCCTGCATAGCCGAGCGGATTGCCGCCGAGGGCTGCCTGAAAGAGCGGCCCGTAGCTCGGTCCCGATGTCGTGTCCTGCCAGCTGGTCAGATATGTGTGTAATTCGAAATCTGTCCGGCGCCGGCCCCCTACGGGCAGCCCAGGAAAAGTGCGACTTCCGGTCTTGTCTTTCCGCTGGGTAACTTCCAATTGGTGCCGAACTGTCAGCTTCAACGCTGGAATTCTATTCTGAGGTTGGATTGGTGCTCCGTTTCCATAGGAACTCTCCAAAGCTGCGTAAAAGCGATTGGCATTTGAAGAAATATAGGATGGCATATTAGCTTCTACTTACTCCGATCGGAAAACTGATCTTCGCAGCCTGAATAAAGTTCTTGCCCCCATGTTTAATTGCTCCGATTGCCACCTCGTACTCTCCCGTGAAAAACATCCCGTTCCCCCAATCACCTCGTTCTGCATCCAAGACTTGCGTGATTGAGTCTACATAGAGCTCAAGTGCATTTTGAAGCCCGTCCAAGCGATCTTGCGAGTGTCGCACTTCGACCACGGTCTGCACGGTTCCAGAGAAGCTGCGAAACTTTTCCTTTAGGTCGTTGGATATTTTCTCGCAATAAACGCTAATCGAGGGATAGGTTAAAGGCCGACTTTGCTCGGCTAAGTCCGCCGCGACATTCTGCGCCAGGATGTTCGATGCGCCCACTGGTTTGGCGAGCAAGTTGTCTGGCGCCGCGAGCGCTTCCAAACCAGTGTTCATTCCGCTGGGTGCCGTGATTAGCTGAATGACCGTCGCTGTGGCGGCACTGCCTAGTTTCGCCATTAGCCCCTCGGTAAGACTCTTGGAATCGGTTTGAAATAGTTTGGCTCTTGTCCCTGGCCAGGTCCCTTGCCGCTCTGGAGCAGTTCAGTTGTCTGTGCCCAAAGCTCTCCAGCTGGAATGGCAGAGCTGTTCTGCAAGACCATTCCTTCCGGCGCGCGGCCTGCAAATACATTCCAGCTTGTAGCAATTGGTGGCGCCGCGGGTGGTTCTACCTGAAACGTGCTCGCCGTCAGCGTGATAGCGGTAGGTACGGCACTTGTTCCCGCCTCACCTACACTGTTTAACCATTCCATTGTCACGTAGTACGTTCCATCCGGAAGGCTTCCGGAAATTGCGGTCACCAGTGGCGGTTTAGCGCGAGGTACGGGACGGGACGCTACTCCGATTCCGATCTGAATCAGTTTCTCACACGCCTGCTGCGCTGCCTCGCGGAACTGGTCTCGTTTGGCGGCATACCGGTCATTCAATTGGCTGCTGAATGCGTCGGTGTAGAACATCTCCAAAGCACGATAGGTGTGCCAGAGCTTCAGAGATGTTGTGACAACGACGTCGTTTAAACTTGGTTGTGCTGTCACCCAGAATGGCTGATCCACAAAGTGAAGCCTGTTAAGGAAGGTGATCAATTCCAGGCCAATCTCCTCCTGTGCCACGATCAGTTTTCGCGTAAGATCGATGCCTTCAACGGTAGCCACTTCCAGTAACTGTGAGTCACGCGCAATCAGGTCTTCAATATTGGAAATTGCGCCGTCCATAAACAGAGGCATGAGCTATCCTTGCAGATTACGGAGGGCAGACTTCAATTGATTCAGTTCATTGGTCGGTACGACCGAAAGCTGCACTCGCCCTGCTTTTGCTTCCTGTTCGGCGGCTCGCGAAGCTTCCGCCAGCCGCGTTCGAAATTCATCGGCTTCGTCCGACAGAGCGAGTCGTGCGCGGCCGTCCACTAACATCTTCGCCGCCACGCCCGGCGAAACCTCGGTGAACGTTCCGGCTTTGCCTCCGTCTGAGGTCTCCAGGCTCACCACAATGGCGAACTCCTCTGCTATCTTTGATTCGATATCGCGAATCTTTTGGTAGTAGGCCCTTAGATCCATGCCATGCCTCCTCTTGTCTGAATAAGCGAGGCACTTGGTCCGTACCGAAACCCTGCGCCTCACCTTCGCTTTATGTGTAGACCTGTACGCCGGCCTCGTTACGCAAGACTCCGCATCCATATAGGACATCCACCGTGAACTGCTGTGCCAGCGTATTCGGCTGGTAACTCATGACGACGCGCATTCCGAAGTTTCCGAGCTCAGCGTACTCTGCGATAGCGCCCGTGCCTGGCAAAGGTTGAGGCAGACGGCGCAATACCAGGCCGATGGCGCTGCGCGTAAATGCCAGGTTGTGCGTAGTTACCGGGCTACTGCCGGTTTTTGGAACTAACTGAGAGCGAAATACGAAGAAATCCTTGATTTTTCCCACGGTTCCAATCACAAGGGCTTGCAGCCCAGCATCGCCTGCGGTCTGAAATTCGCTGAACCTTGGGATCTGCCGCCAAGCCGAGTAAGTCGCTCCGTCTACCACAAAGTACTTCTGGTCGCTAGGGGGTATTTTGGCCAAAAAGAGCGCAGTTTCCGCGGCGTCAATCACCGCTTCCGTGATAGGCGTCGCCGGCGTACCAACCGGCGCGTTCGCCGTGAACCCGGCGTAAAGCTGAAGCAGGTCGCTTTCCACCCGCTCCGCGATCGCGACGACTGCCGGCTCCATATATACCTTCAGCAAATCAGGCACTGCCAACACTTTGGTCACATCCGGAATCTGGAATGTAGCTTCACAGTGCGTATTCAGGACAATTTGCGCATTGCCCAGATTTGGGTTTTGTGTTTGTACTGTTCCTCCCTCGGCGATGTTGTTCGCCACCATCGTGGGGGGGATCGGCACGTTGACCGTGTCGCCAGCTTGGGCAAGCACGGGTTCGTAATCCCGGTTAACTAGGTTACCCATAACGAGATTGCTGACGAGCACCGGTAGGGCGTCCGCCGCTACCAATTTCACAATCGCGTTTGCGACGTTAGTTGAAGTAATTGCCGCCATTCATCCTCCTTTTTCGGTTACCGGCCGCGGCCGGGTCGTCTCAGTTACGCTCCCCGAAGGCTTTGCGACGCAACGCGGACGATTTCCTCTCGTACTCGTTGCATTTCCTCCGGGCTCATACCTGGGCGAATCCGCTCCAGGTCTACTGCGTCTTTACCAGCCGCGGGCGCCTTGGAATTCGCTGTGATACCAGTGCCACCCGCGATACGCGCCGGAAGAAACTCCGGGTTCTCCTTCACGAACGAAGTCAGATAATCTTTCGCTGGAACGTCGCCGGATTCTCCGCGCGCGACCAATCTGCCATCCTCCGTCCTCGTAATGCCGTCTTGCACTGCCTT